TTAACCCGTTAGTACAGAATGTAAGTATAGCAGGTAACCTAGTAGTTAGAGGAACTGCATCTGTTGATGTATTAATTACTACCTATGAATCGTCTTCTATTATTTATAGCAGTGGATCTACTAAGTTTGGAGATTCTTTAGATGACTTTCATGAATTTACCGGCTCGCTCTTAGTTACGGGCAGCGGCCATTCTATAATTGGTCCAACTACAATTAATAATTTAACCGGTTCTTTATTTGGAACTGCGTCTTGGGCTTTTAATGCAATACAAGCTGATAGTGCTTCTTATGCTGTTTCATCAAGCTTAGTTTATGTAAATAATCAATCTACTACTAATGTAGACTACCCTTTAATATTTAAAGGAGATACAGCAACACTAGATAATTACCGCTCTTTAGCAGCAGATACAAGCGGACCTTACTATAATCCATCTAAGAATACTTTAGGATCTGTATCAGGACTAATTGTTTCCGCAAGTTCTTTCTCAGGTCCATTAACAGGGTCTTTATTAGGTACAGCTTCTTATGCTGATAATGCTAAAATATTCCCTTTTACAGGTTCGGCAATAATATCTGGATCCTTAACAGTAGAAGGAAACGTCACTGTAAACAGTGCAGCAACAATAGCCTTTAATGCTAACGTTTTAAACATTAATGCACCGTTACTTCAAGTACCTTCTTTCGGACTACCATACTCCCCCTCAGCGAACGTAAGAGTAGTAATGTATGATGCAGTCAGTAATGCTTTGTTTGTTACTGCTTCTGCTCCATCCACACCCGTTGTTACAAACCTTATAGCAACCGGATCCATAACTGCTTCTGTACAAATAGGTCCCGGAGCAACCGTACCCTATTTCTTTCTAGTACAGTCCGGATCAGTAGAAATGTTAAAAATTAATGCAGAGAGAGTGGTTATTTTCGAATCAAGAACAGACACTCCGACAGCAGTAACAGGCGGTTTATTTTATTCAGCATCAGGCGACTTCTTTTTCGGAATGTAAATATTTATAACTAACATAGACCATGGCAAGTTGGAAGAAAATAATAGTATCAGGTAGTAGTGCAAACCTAGCAGCATTATCTGTAGATAACCTAACATCAGGTCAGGTAGTTATAGGAGGCGGTTCTGCTAGCAATTTATCAACTACTGCAATCAACGGTACTGGTAATATTTTAGCGACTACAGGTGCAACCGGAGTATCAATTTCAGGATCTTTTTCAGGTTCTTTCTTTGGAGACGGTTCTGGATTAACCGGTATTACAGCGACCACAATTACCGCTAACACCAACATTACAGATCTCGCTACAACAGACTTTTTCTTTGTATCTAGCTCATCTGGACTCGTAAAAATTACATACGCTAACGTAGTTACAGATTTAGCAGGTGCAGGTCTAGTATCTGCAGATGGTGGAGATTCACTTGCCGTAGGTGCCGGAACTGGTATTACTGTAAATGCTGATGATATACAGTTAAAAAATGCTGGTTCTTTAACAAATAACGTACTAACTAAATGGGATTCTAGTAACGGACAATTAGTAAATAGCGGTTTAACTGATGACGGTACTAATTTAGGTATCGCTAGAAACACATCAGTCACTGGATTTTTAAGCGCAACCGGTGCAATAACAGGCTCCGCTGTATCAGCTTCAGGAACAGTACAAGGCTTAGTAGTTTCAGCTGCCCAATCGATTACGGCAGGAAGTTTTATTCAAGCCGGCACAAATATTACAGCTCCTTCCGGGTATATTTCAGCAGGCTCTCCTGCAGGTGCCCCTAACTCAATAGGTGCAGTTCAGGGTCAGATAGGCTTCTTTAATACACTATCCGTTACAGGCGGTGGATCAATCGGAGGTAATTTAACAGTAACAGGTGACTTAACAGTTGCTGGTACCGCTTCATTTACTAACGTTGATAACTTAACAGTAAAAGATAAATTTATCCTTATCAACTCAGGATCGACTACTTTAGCAGATTCTGGATGGGTTACTCAATACAACGCAGCAGGATCCGGTTCTGCTTTTTATTTAGAAGCTAGCTCGACCGGTACTTACGGTCGTTTTGCAATGGCATACGATGTGATTGGAACATCAACCGCCGTTAGCGCAGACGAATACGTAGTGTCTGCTAAATCAGCAGCTGGTGCTCCTGCAGCAGCTCCAACATGGGGAGGTAGTGGAAATGGTTTTGGTAACGTATATGTAAACTCGTCAAACGGGGATATTTATATGTATAGTTAATAAAAGTTTATGGCCTTAAAAACAGACAATTTAGTTGTTAGTTCCGAACAGACAGTACAACCACAGCCCATCCAATCCCCAACTCAGGATTATTCACTTACTAGAGAAGAACTTCAGTTCCTCCTTGCAATGATTAAACAATCAACTTTTCAAGGAGAAGCAATTGAAATGCTGTACAAGCTTATAATTAAGCTTCAAAACCAATACATTACAGTTAAGTAAGTATGAATTACGAAATTGGATTAACCCCAGAAGAGATTGCTATTATAAGACAATCCTTAGACGTTATTCAGATATCTGGTAAAAGTGCAAGAGCAATCGCCGGGCTTCAAGATAAACTTGACGAAGCTATAATGAATATTCAATTTACTCTACAGGCTGAAGAAACTAAAAAGCAAGAAGAGCTTGAAAAAATCATTCAAAAAGAGACTGCTACTAAGTCGAAATCTTAAATATTTATAACAAACCTAGTGTTGGCCCGTAAAGGGAAGTAGGCAGCAATGATGCTGTTTCTAACCGCAATAGGAGTATATATATGCCAAACTGGAAAAAGCTGCTCGTATCGGGGTCGGATGCCTCATTGAATTCACTTAACGTTACAACTAATGTAACGGCTCAATCATTTACGGGTTCACTATTTGGAACCGCTTCGTTTGCCACTACTGCTTCCTATGCTTTAACTGCATCTTACGCTTTAAATGCTGGAGACTCTATTTGGACAGGATCAGGTGCAAATATTTACTATAATCAGGGTAATGTTGGTATTGGAACTACTAATCCATCATACAAAGTAGACGTCTACGGTGGAGCAAGCGGCACAAGGACTGATATTTTTGTATCAAATGCAGGAGGAAATTATAACATTGGTGTTTTATCTGATAATAACGGGTTTGCATCTACTTCAAACTCAATGTTATTTTATACCTCTGCTACTGAACGTATGCGCATTACCAGTATAGGTACTGTTGGTATTGGAACAACTACTCCTTATGAAAAACTAGAAGTAAATGGAGCAATATCTGCAACAGGAGCTACCAACGGCTTATCAGCACAAGGACATGCTACAACACTTGCAGTACAGTCAGGGATTAGCTTTCTATACGCAGTTGATTGGGGAGCAGAGTTTAAACCATTATTAGTACAGAGCAAAACTTTAAGTTTAGAAACAGGAACTGGTTCAACAACTTCGAGATTGTTTATTGACAATTCAGGAAACGTTGGTATTGGAACCACAAGCCCTTCCTCAAAGTTAGAAGTATATACAGCTACCGGAGATACAAAACTTACAGTTGCAACAACCGGAGGTAATAGTTATGTTCCGAGACTTTCTTTAGATAAAAGAGGCGATTCGGCATGGAATATTTCTTCTCCGGCCGGTGGATTTAACTTCGCTATTGATCAAGACGGTACTACAAGACTATGGATTGCTTCAAGTACCGGAAACGTCGGTATTGGTACTACAAGTCCAACAGGTAAATTAGAAGTTTTTTCATCTAGCGATAACCAGCTGAGACTTGATGCAAGCGGTACATACTCCGCTATGTACTTAACTCAAAACCAAACAGTAAAAGGCGCCGTCTGGATGAACCACGGTTCACTTGGAATGTTTGTTGGAACCACAGTAAGTAATGGGTATTTAGCACTTGGTTCTGATGGTAGTTATGAAAGAGTCCGAATTACTGCAGCAGGATACGTAGGTATTGGAACCACAGCAACAACACAATATTCAAGTTTATTCCCAGCTCAATTAGCAGTAAATGCAACAAGTACTGTTGATGGTATTTTTGCAACCACAGATAATAGCAGTGCCGCCGAATTAGTACTTTTTAAGAAAAACCCAGCTAACAGTTTTGGTTCACTCCTAATTCAACATTCTGGATCCTCCGGTAGAGCAATTGAAGTGAATTACGGGGTTAATATGTCTTCCGGACTAGGAGGGACCACTTCATACTTTGTTAATACAAATGGATCAGGATATTATGCTGGTAACGTAGGCATTGGAACAACCAACCCAGGTACTAACCTAGATGTTATTGGAAATATTCGAGCAAGTAATTACTTATTCGGTAGTGTTTCAACAATAACTCCAATGGTTTTAAATATCGCCGCCGGTGATTTAGTATTAGAAAATGCTACTGTTGGTTATAACTTACTGCTTAAGACAAATGGAGCAGAACGAATGCGGATTGCTTCTGACGGTAATGTAGGTATTGGAACCTTTACTCCTTCTCAAAAACTTCACTTATACGGTTCTGGTAACCAACTATTATTTATTGAGAATACAGGTACATATCACCTATACGCTGGGCTTTCTTCAAATGTTGGAATTGTTGGTTCAAGTAATGCAACTCCTCTAAGTTTACAGACTAATGGAGTTTCAAGAGTGTATCTTGATACTACAGGCAACGTTGGTATTGGAACAACCAACCCAAGTCTAATAGGTACCGGAATCACTACTGTTGATATTCAAGGAACAAATGCCGGCGGTATTGCGTTAGGTCCATCCGGAATAAAAAACTATATCTACGGTGCTTCAACTCTGTATGTTGAAGCGAATACTACTGCTGCATTCCTGACTAGCGGTACTGAAAAAATGCGTATCACCACCGGGGGTAATGTTGGTATTGGTACTGCTAGTCCATCTCAAATACTCGAAGTACAAGGACAAGCTCAAATCGGTAATGATAGTGTAACAAGTGCCGGTTTATTTATTGCTAGAAAAAATTCAAACCAAGCTAAATCACACTACTTCTTATCTGCTCAAGAATCACCAACATATCAATGGATTGAAGGTGGATTCTTTACTAGTGAATTAGCAGGTGTATCGGTAGCAAACAATTCAGGTAAGCCTTATTATGAATCGTATACACCAGCAGGACAGTATAAATCATTTGGTTTTATAAACCAGCAAACTTCAGGCTCGTCATTTACTAATACAGCAGTTACTGCTAGTATGGTTTTATACCAAGGAGGTAATATTGCTTTAGCTCCAACTCAAGGTAATGTAGGTATTGGCACTTATAGTCCTTCTGCCCGACTTCACATTTCCGGTTCTACAGATGCAACTCAAAGAATTATAGTAGATGGTAGCGGTAACAACTCAAGTTTACATTTAAACTACAACGGTTCAAACGTTGGATTTATTAACAGCTATCAAAACTCTGAATTAAACATAGGAACTTCAGTATCAGCGTTTGTTAACTTCTATACAAACAATACTGAAAGAATGCGTATTGCAGCAGGCGGTAACGTAGGTATTAACACTACTAGCCCTGCTATAAAATTAGATGTTATTGGAACAGGTGCATTCGGAACAATGACTTCCTCAAGAGGAGCTTATTCAAACGGATTATCTGTACAAAACAACACAGGAGAAGCAACAAGTTTATTCTTATGGCAATCCGGAATTGCTTCAGCACACATCGGCTCACCTGCAAACAGTACAAGTTTGTACATTGTTAATAGTTACAATACAGGTTTAATTACCGATCCTAACTCTATAGTATTAACAAACACCGGCCTTGTGGGTATTGGTACTACTAGCCCACTATCTAAATTACACGTTAGAGCTAACACAAATCAAAACTTTAGAATATCCTCCGGTACTAATTTAGAAGTTGCTTCAATTGATGATGCCGATAGTGCCTATACACCACTTACCTTTAGGTCAAGTAAATTTGATTTCCAAAACGGTAACGTCGGTATTGGAACCACTAACCCAACTTTAGCAACTTTACAAGTTAACGGTAATGTTTACGCCACATCATTCACAGGTTCCTTCTCAGGATCAATCACTCATGCAGTAAGCGCTAGCTATGCTTTAACAGCTTCGTACGCTCTAAATGCTGGAGACTCTGTTTGGACAGGATCAGCCGGCAATATCTATTACAATGTTGGTAATGTTGGGATTGGTACTACAAGCCCTGCTATAAAACTAGATGTAAATAGTGGTACATCAGCTACAGCATTTAGAGTATTAAGTACAAACACAACATCACTAAGAACTTTTTTTGAAGCAACCTCAGGAAACGTAGAACAGCATTTCCTATACACAGGAAACCAGGATTGGGTACTAGGATTAGATAAAGCAGATTCAAATAAATTCAAATTAGCATCTGCTGATGATGGATTTGCTTCAGCAAAACTTACAGTAACAACTGGAGGTAACGTAGGTATTGGAACTACTAACCCTTCAGGAAAATTACATATTGCAGACGATGGACCGAATGCTTTAAAAATTGGAGATACACAAGTTTCAACTATTGGAGAAACCAACGACGGTGGCTATCCAGGTATGAAAATTGTTCCATACAACAGTAATATTCATATCGGTATTAGTTCAACAAATGATAATAAAATTAATTTATGGTATGGAGGAAGTAATTACACCTACTGGCAGCAGCTATCAGCATACTCTGTAATTAGTAACTACTCTACAGATGCTCTAGTATTTCAAGTCAACGGAGGTAACGTAGGTATTGGTACTACATCCCCCGGAAATAAATTGCACATAGTAGGGGCCGCTAATGGTACCGATGCAGGTAACATTAGAATAGATTCTACAAGTCAATTTGGCGGTTTAGTTATTAACGAAAACACTACATTCAGAACTATTTTAGGATATGGCAACGCTGGAAGTATATTTTCAAATGCTCAATCGGATAGTACTGCATTAAGAGCAGCTAACTACCTACACTTAGGAGCAAGCTCAGTTGCAACTATAACCATAAATGCTTCTGATAATGTCGGTATTGGAACTACTAATCCTTCAGCTAAACTTCACGTTAAAGGAGCTTGGGTAACAAATGAAGGAATATTAGCATTAGATGCTGATTCTGGAACAAGATTCTCAGGCCTTACAATGCAAAATAACGGTACTGCGTACGGTTATTTATATCACGATAATACAGACAGTTATGTAGACTTATATGCTATATCTGGAACCGGCCTAAGATTCTATACAGCTGACACTACCAGAATAGTTATTACCTCCGGGGGTAACGTAGGTATTGGAACCACTAGCCCAACTCAAAAACTAGAAGTTGCCGGGTATGGTTTATTTCAAAGCGGTGTTGTAGGAGCTTCTGGATTAACATTCTTTGGAGATAATTCTTCACCAACCGGAATGTTCTTAAGTACCGGTGGTAATTTAGGTATTGGATATTCAAGCCCTTCACAGAAACTATCAATAGCAGGTGCAATCTCAGTATCAGGTTCAGTAATTGATTACGAAGTAGCACCAGCATTAATCGCACCTGGTCCGGCCGTAAATATCATTTCTTTCGTACCCGGAACAACTAAAGCTGCCTTTGTTGACTACGTAATCGTTGACAGCTCAGGTGCAACCAATCAAAGAGTAGGAACAATTATGGTTTCTATTAATTTAAATAGTGTCTCTGCAGTTATAAATGAAACCACCACTGTCGATATAGGTAATACTTCTGCAATTACGTTTGCAGTAGCTTACGGAGCACCGACCTGGCTCACTGCAACAAACTCCGGAATAACACCATATGATATTAATTATATGGTTCGGTATTTCTAAATATTTATAACAAACGTCTACCCTGGACAGTGAAAGGGTGATAACTTATGGCTAATGAATTCGTAGTAAAAAATGGGCTTATTGTCTCTGGTTCGACCAGGGTTCAAGGATCAGTAACCGCAACCTCCTTCACAGGGTCCTTCTCAGGGTCAATCGCATTTGCAACCTCTGCTTCTTACGCCGTAACAGCATCATATGCTCTCAATGCAGCAGACTCAGTCTGGACTGGTTCGGCAGGTAATATTTACTACAACAGTGGGAATGTTGGAATCGGCACTCCCAGCCCTGTCTCTCTACTTGACATTACAAGTGCAACTGCAGGATACGCTTATACAAGTTACCAATCTTACGCTAGTGCAACTAGGTGGTATGTAGGAGCAGGTAACTCCGGAGTAACAGTTCAGGACTTCGGAATAGGTATTAATAGCAACGGAAATACACCGTACCTAATGATTGCTTCAGGAGGTAGTGTCGGTATTGGAACTATTAGCCCGGGTTATAAACTAGATGTAAATGGAACTTCTGCTTTTAGAAGCGACATGTATGTTATCGGTACTTCAACATACTGGTATAACGGATCATCTTATTTTCAAGCAACTAATACATCAGATGTTGGTATATTAAAAATGACCAACAACTCTAGTCCGATTGCTTTACAGCCAAACGGAGGTAGTGTTGGTATTGGAACTACCAATCCAAATGAAAAACTTCACGTAGCAGGTAATATCCACGCATATGCAGCTGGTGGAATAGATGCCGGTTTATTTGCAAGCACGTCCGGAGGATCGACAACCATCGCTATCCGATCTAATGGAATAACTCATTTTAACGGAGGTAATGTTGGTATTGGAACTACTAACCCAATCTATAAATTACAAATAGCAGGTTCTACCTACGTAAATGGTGGAACATTATTCTTAGACTCAGGACAGTTCTTGATGTGGGGTAATAGTGCTCAAGGAATTAGAGGTGTAAATGATACGTCTTTAGATTTTTATGCAGGAAGTACCGTAAGAATGGTTGTTACAGCTGGCGGAAATGTTGGTATTGGAACTACAAATCCGGTACAAAGACTACACGTTAACGGTAATATCTACATGCCGTCTACCAACTTCATCACATGGAATAATGGTGATTCAGAAATAGGAGGACTCTCATCAGGGTACGGTATAAGATTTAGTGTATACGATGGATCTGCTACAATGGTAGAGAGAATGCGTATTGTTAGCTCAGGTAACGTCGGTATCGGTGTATCAACACCAGCTGCAAAACTACAAATATCCGGATCAACCAACGTTTTAAACGTTAGAGGTTCAGGATCAGCTACTACCTCATCTATCTTCTCGGTGGACGGTAATAATGGTAGGTTATTCGAGGTTTCTGATGACCTCTCCAACAGTTTATTCTCTGTTAATACGATTGCTGGTCTACCAGTGATTGAAGCGTTCGCAGACTACTCTGTGACAATGGGTACTTACGGACAGTATGTACTTCAAGTAACAGGATCTAATGTAGGAATCGGTAGTTCGGCACCCCAGGCCAAATTAGACGTTAATGGAAACGTTAGAGCGACTTCATTCACAGGTTCAATATCAGGGTCTGCAACTAATGCAGTATCGGCATCTTATGCATTAACTGCTTCATACGCTTTAAATGCTGGAGATTCAATATGGACTGGGTCTGCAGGAAATATTTATTATAACCAAGGTAATGTCGGTATTGGTACTACTAACCCAACAGTCAAACTAGACATAGTAAGTAGCGGAGGTAGTGGATTGCGAATAATAGATTCAACAGCACCTAATTTCTATATTAATAATACCACCGTCCAGTGGAAATTGTACCTACCATCAGGAACAAACGATTTTAGAATTAATGATGCAGTTGGTGATTACTTAACTATAAAGTATAATAGCGGTAACGTTGGTATTGGAACTACTAACCCCTCTCAAAAATTAGTAGTTATTGGCAACACAGCAATCTCAGGTGTAACCTATACAGACTTTGTACAGACTTATAGCGGTACTTCAATAGACTTTAGACATCAGGACGCATCCGTTGTTATGCGTGTTGATACCGCTAACGCAAGAGTTGGTATTGGCACAACAGGACCCGAAACCAAATTACACGTATCCGGAGGTCCAATAACTTTAAAAGGCGGAGGAGCTACCGACCAGCAAATTATATACAACTTTGCAAGAGAGTACGTAAACGGAATTTATAATAGTAGCGGACACTTTAGACTCCAAGATAATTCACTTGGAGGTACTGTATACCAATGGGATGGAAGCACTTTCGCATTTCCTAACGGTAATATTGGTATTGGTACTACAGGCCCATCAGGTAGAGTACATATTAAATCCTCAGGATTAAATACATACCCGCTCCTTATTCAAAGAGCTGCAAATACAAATAATATTTTCTATGTTGTTGAAACATCAGGAGGAGATGGACAGGTCGTTATTGAAAACAGCGGAGGAGGAGCAGCAGTGCAGCTACATTCTAATGGAACAAGTTATTTTAATGGCGGTAACGTTGGTATTGGAACTACTAGTCCGGGTGCTAAACTAGAAGTATACAATTCAGGTACTGCATTTGCAAACATTAAAGCAGGTGGCGGTGACTATGCATACTTACAATTAACAACACCTTCGTCTGATAATGGATACTTAATTAAAAATACAGCTACAGCAAACAGTGCTCTAAATAAAAGCCTGTATTTATGGAATGGTGATGGACCAATTCAATTTGTTCCAAGCGGTATTATTGGAAATGCTGTTACTATAAACACTTCAGGTAACCTCGGTATTGGAACTACTAGCCCATCTGCAAAACTTGAAGTTGTAAACAGCGCAAGAATTTTAGGAATATTTAGAGCTCAATCTACTCCATTAACTACATTTTATGATAATACTTTTGCAGTAGGTAGCGATGGCGGCGGAGCAAACGGATTTATCTATACAAGCGGAACAGGCGGAACTTTCCCTCTTGACTATTACGGAGAATTAATCTTACAGGCATCTCCGAGAACCGGCTATAATAACGGTATTAGCTTAGTAACAGGTACAACAACGCCTACTGTTAAACTAAGAGTAGCTGAGAATGGAAACGTAGGTATTGGTATTAATACCCCAGCCGGACAGTTGGATGTCTTTACATCAGTCTACCAACGCTTTTATGTATCATATCCGTCAACCTATGTAACAAGATTACGAATTGGAGCCAATGCGTTTATTGATCAAGATGCTAGCAACGAAGTTATTACTATAGGTCAAGAATATGGTGGTGGAGATATAGCATTTAACGCAGGCGGCAACGTTGAACGTATGCGTATTATAGACACTGGTAACGTCGGTATTGGAACCACTAGTCCAGCTACAGCACTACAGGTAAATGGTACAGCAAGGGCTACAAGATTAAACTCAACAGGAGGTATTGTAGACTTTGATGCTCAAACTGGAAATAATTTTATACAAATAGCCTCAAATATAGTTTCTATTGCTAATGGTGGGAACGTAAATATGACAATCACTAGCGCTGGTAACGTTGGTATTGGAACTACTAGTCCTGCTTCCCCAGCAGGATTTGCAAAGATGGTAGAACTCTACAGTTCTACTAATGTATCCTATGTTCTTAACGCCAATAATACAGATAAAATGGATATCGGTATTTCTTCAAATGGAGGGTACCTCGGAGTTTCTAGTAACAATGCCTTAAGGTTTGCCACGAATAATACAGAACGTATACGTATTACTTCCGACGGCAACGTCGGTATTGGAACTACTAATCCAACCGGTAAATTAACTATACAGTCAAACTCTACTCAGCTAAGATTAGAAACAGCGTCAGATCCAAGTGCTTACCATACACTTATTGAATCTAACTATAATTCTGCGAATCCACTGAACATATACAGTAGTGCTGCTGCAAGTAATGCAATGGGAACTATCGTACTATCAGGAATAACAGGAGTTAATACTTACCTGAATAGTTATTATGGAATTGTTTTTGGAACAAGCACCAGCACAATTACTGCAGGTACAGTTAGAATGATGATTGCCAATGACGGTAATGTAGGTATTGCAACAACTAGCCCAACGGCAAAACTTGAAGTAATTGGTAATGTTAAAGCAACCTCATTCACAGGTTCATTCTCAGGATCAATCACGCATGCAGTCTCTGCTTCATATGCATTGACGGCTTCTTATGCTTTAAACGCAGGTGATTCAATCTGGACTGGATCGGCCGGGAATATTTACTATAGCGGTGGGAATGTCGGGATCGGTACTGCAAGTCCAGGCTATAAACTTGATGTTACTGGAGACATAAATGTAAACAGTGGTGTTTATAGAATTGGGGGAAACACAATACTATCAGGCACAACAAACGTAGTAGTTGGTTCATCAGGAGCTACAGGTACTGTTTCACTTAATACAACATCAGGTGCCGGACTAGTATTAAACGGGAGTAGCGTCGGTATCGGTACCGCTAGTCCTACTTATAAACTTCACACGTATGGAACAAACCCAAGAGTTTTTATCCAAGATTCAAGTACCGGATATCCAATTTTACAGTTAGGCAATAATAGCAGTGGTAATTTTTACTTTGCAATAGATAACTCAGCAGGTAGTGGTTTTGGATCAGCTTACGGCCGTTTCCTATATTCTGAAGGTGCTTACCCGATGGTATTTGTTACAAATAGTGCTGAAGCAATGCGTATTACTTCTGGAGGTAACATAGGTATTGGTACTACTAATCCTGCTTATAGACTAGATGTAAACGTTGCAAGCACATCAGACGCTTTGCGAATTCAACAAGGAAGCAATTCAAGATTTATTTTGAATGGTGATGGTGTAATGCTATGGGGCGGCGGGAGTGCAAATGCTGGATTCCTAAGCTGGGATACTTCACTAGCAATAGTAGGAGGTCAATCAGGTACTGCTCTAGCATTATACGCTGCTGGTAGCGAAAAAGTACGTATTACAACTAACGGTAATGTCGGGATTGGTAATACTAATCCATTAACGAAATTATTTGTAGCCGGAACTATAAGAGCAAACGGTACTGATGGACAGGTAGATGTTGATCCAACATCCGGTGCTTTTAGATTTTACGACGGTTCAACATTTAGAGGAGGATTTGGTACAGATGCTTGGGCAACCTCAGGAAATGCATCTAATCTAACTACATATTTAAATGGAGGGAATTATTACATTTACAGTACAACCACCGGTACTAAAATATTCACAGCATTAGCTGATGGCAACATAGGTATTGGTACAACTACACCGGCAGCAAAACTCGACATAGTAGGTGATGCTGTAATTAGAAACGGGTACAACATGGTTATTGGCGATACTATTGCTAACCCAGTAGCTTCTACCTCTAAAGCAGCTTTAACTCTTAGAAAGTTTACTAGCGGTAATGCAAGTACAGTAGTATCTGCTTCTTACTACCTAGGAGTAGGCGGTAATGAATATACTATTGGATCTTATAGGTTAATCGGTTTTGGGTATGCTGAAACATCTGGTACAACAACCTATCCGGCCTACATTGGATACAGAGAAACAAGTACTTCCGGATATACTCTCGGGGATTTAATCTTTGGAACTAGAGCAACAACAGGAGCTAGCGACGATCCTTCGGAAAGAATGCGTATTACTTCTGGTGGTAATGTCGGGATCGGTATCACTAGCCCAGCTTATAAACTCGAAGTAAACGGTAAAATATACTCAAATACAGAGATACAAGCAAATACAGCTGTAATGAACACAACAGGAATATACGCCTCGTTTGGTTCAAACTCAGGAAGTACACCTGTAAGGATTGGTAGAGACGCATCTCTTAACGATATTATTATTGATGCTAGCGGTAACGTAGGTATTGGAAGTACTAGCCCAGGAGCTAAGCTAGACATAGTAGGTACATCTTCTACATTCGGTATATCATTCGGTAACACTGTTCCAAACAATCCATTGTTTATCAATACATACGGTGGATGGAGCGGTATAGGGATGGATCAAACAACAGCAGGTCTTAGACTTGTAGGAGATTATAGCAGCGGAGCAAGCCCATTAGTTGATATAGGGTATTACAGTTCAGCAACAGTCGGACATGCCACCTGGGTTAATAGATTCAGAGTATTAAATAACGGTAACGTAGGTATAGGCATTACTAACCCAGCAAGAACGCTGGATATAAATGGAACTACAAACTTTAGAGATGCTACATATTTCGCTAACGGCGGTGTAGGGTATATAACCTGGGGTACAATCAACAGTAACAACGCACTTAACCTACAAGCAGCATCCGGGTACTTCTTAAACTTTGGTACAAATGCAACTACAGGTCAGATGGTTATTGATACTTCTGGTAACGTTGGTATTGGAACCACTAGTCCTGGTTCAAAACTTGATGTTGATGGTGGTAGTGCTACTACTGTTGCTAGATTATATAATTCATCCACTACTGCTACTCAGGTAGAGATTGGTGATTCCGGAAATTCTCAATACTCAGATTTGATGTTTCGGTCAGATAGTGGTCAAGGAGAAATCTGGAAATCAGGAACAGGGTATACTTCTTACGGTGGTGCTTCAGCTCTAAACATTTATAATAGTAGTGGAGCAATTGCATTCCATCCAAACAACACGTCGAATGCAATGTTTATTGCAACAACAAGTAACGTTGGTATTGGTACGACTAGCCCAGCCTTCAAACTCGACGTTAACGGAAATGCTGCAATTGGAACTAAACTTTCAGTAGGTACAACATACAACGGATTTACTGCTAACATTGCAGGTACAACCTACATTATTGGAGCCTCGGCTTGGGTTAATGACGGGTACGGGTATGCAAATGCTAGCTCACCAACTACCGGTGTATTCCCAACCAGTGGAAATGATGTTGATATTAATACTTTAGGTTCAACTTCACTAAAAGTAAAGGCGGGCGGTTTTGTCGGTATTGGTACTACCAACCCATTACTTCCTTTGGACGTAGTCGGAACAGTAAGAGCAACAACCTTTATTGAAACTTCTGCAAAGAAATACAAAACTAACATTCAGAACCTAGAACCTCAGCTCAATAAAGTACTTCAGTTACAGCCGGTAACTTTTGACTGGAAAGAGAAAAAAGGAGAAAGACCAAGCATCGGTTTAATTGCAGACGATGTAATCAACATCTACCCCGAATTCGTTGTTAAAAACAAACAAGATGAGATTGAAGGTATTGATTACTCAAAACTAACCGCAGTCCTAATCCAGTCAGTAAAGGAATTAAAGGAAATAATCGACCGTCAACAGGAACAAATTAACGCACTACTTACAAAGTAAAATATTTATAACAAAACATGGCTCAGTTACAATCGACCAGCATAACAGGTTCTCTTATAGTCACCCAAGGAATCACAGGATCTTTTTCAGGATCAATTACAAACGCAGTCTCGGCTTCTTATGCAGCTACTGCATCCTATGCCCTAAATGCAGGTGATTCAATATGGACCGGTTCGGCCGGGAATATCTACTACAACGGTGGAAATGTCGGTATTGGCACTGCTTCTCCAACAGAAAAATTAGACGTACGTGGTAATCTGTATGCAGAAGGAACAAATAATCATGCAACCTTTAAAGCAACCGGAGGAAGTTATTCTTATTTAGAACTACATGATGGAGCTAGTTATGGATACCTAATTAAAAACGTAAGTGCAGGTACAAGTAACGGTGCTCTACCGGGAGCTCTTTACACCTATACGGATAATAATAAAGCATTTCAACATATACACGCAGGATCCCCCTTATTCACTATACAGAGTGATGGTAACGTAGGTATTGGTGTTACTAACCCAGCCTATAAGCTTCATGTTGAAAACAACCTTAATGGAGGACTACTTCAAGCTCTTAGAAACACCAATACAGGAACTAGTCAGTATGTGGAATTTAAGCTAGGAACCAGTGATAGTTCTGAACTACGTTTAGGATCTTCGTATAACTACGCAGCCTCTGAATGGAATCAAACGTGGATTTATGCTGTAAATAGAAATTTAGCTTTAAAAACAAGTGCAGGTTATGATATAAGGTTTTATGCTGGTGGTACAGATGATTCTTATGAAAGAATGCGTGTTACTAACGGAGGTAACGTAGGTATTGGCACTACTAGCCCAGCTGCTAAACTAGATATATTAGGTTTAGTAAACACTAGTATATTTAGGATAAGACAATCATCAGGTTTATTAACACAGATAGAGAGTGATAACGGATATGCTAATTTATTTCTTTACCAAGCAGGAGGTAATCCACAAATCGGTCTTGTATCTAACGGTTCATCGTACTTTAACGGGGGTAACGTAGGAATCGGAACTATCAATCCAACAGCAAAACTTCAAATCGCTAACCCTGATGCCGGCAGTGACGGATTTCAATTTCAGAGATGGGTATATACTGCAGCCACTGCAGGTGTTTACGAACTACATCTAAAACAAACAGTAACTTCTGGGGTAGTACGGTATAATTTTTCAATGATCAATAATAGTACAGCTTATAATGATGTACTAGTATTAGATAGAGGTAACGTAGGTATTGGAACGACCAGTCCAGGGAGAAAATTTGTAGTTACAGGAGCAGCCAATGATGAGTGGATAGCTACATTTACAAATACAGGTACAACTCCTTACGGAGTATATATAGACACAAGTGCAAATTCAAGCACAGCATACTCTTTTGCCACATATACAAATGCAGGAACCGGATTCTTTATTAGAAATAACGGTAACGTAGGTATTGGTACCACATCGCCTATTTATCAGTTTGATATTACTACTGCAAATTACAAGTCATTTAGAATACAAAGCAGTGATGATGCTTTAATAACAATAGGTTCAACTGTTGCGTCCTCTCAGTTTTATTCTATAGGTGCATCAGGCATTGGTTCAGGTCAAGGTTCTAATTTATTTTGGATTGGTAGAAGTACAAACAATCCTAGTGGTCTTTTAACTAAAGACTTTGTAATTAATTCTAGTGGTAACGTAGGTATAGGTACTACTAGTCCTTCCGCTAAGTTGCACATTGGAGAAAGTGGAGCTGCTGCTCAACTATGGCTTCAGAGAACTGACGGTTATAATCCTGTTAAATTGATCGGAGGAACATTAGCTGATGGGAATGGGTTTAAAATAACCATGAACACTACCGATGCTTTTTCAATCACATCTGCAGGTAACGTAGGTATTGGTACTACTAGTCCTAACGCTAAACTAGAAGTAGCAAATGGATTTGTAAGGGTAGGTGGAACAGAAACTGACCAATACTTTTTTGAAGGAGTTAGACCTGGTTCAAGTACTACATTACGCATATATGACAATGGAAGTAGTGTGTATTACGATTCATACTCTACTATGGTTTTTAGAGCCAATCAAAACGGTGGTAGCTCAGGGAATATACTGCTTTTCGGAGGAAATGTAGGTGTTGGTATTAGCCCATCTGTTAAATTGCACGTACTGTCGTCTGGAATTGCTCAGAGGTTAGAAAGTAGTGCGACTTACACTCAGTTAGATTTTTTTAATACAACAAACACTGCGGCCAATAGAAACTGGGCAATAGGAGCTAACCTTTACAACTATGGAGACTTTAACATTATGGCATCGTCTGCCTATAATGCTGCTCCTAATGCTGCTTATACTTATTTAACAATTAATAATGCAGGTAACGTAGGTATTGGATCTATTAATCCAGGTCAAAAACTACAGGTAGAAGGAAGTTTACTTGTAAACACAGGAACTTCTGCTGCAGCCTACAGGGACATAATGTTAGGAGGTATAGGCGGTTGGTCTGGTGGAGAATCCCACGGAATAGATACCGTGTACGGATCAGCAGGAAATCCAACTACATTCTCTAGGATTGAAAGCCATTTTGATGGAACCAACGGTAAAATTCGATTTAGAAACTTATTTAGAGCATCAGCTCCGAGGACAGATATTTTAATGACCATCCAAGGGGACGGTAATGTTGGTATTGGTACTGATAGTCCTTCTAATAAACTTGAAGTAATAGGTAATATATATACCCCAAACAGTATTTATTTAGGTTCATCTGGGACATATAGTAAATTAGGATTCTATAGATATGATGGGTCTGCAGTAGGTGCTATGGGCTGGCATACTGATGATAAATTCTATATTGGAGGATTCCCAGGATGGGGAGCAACAGCAGGGAATGAAGTGAGAGTTTATGGATTTGGTGCTAATTTGTATTTAGGAAGCACTACAGCTGGGGATGTTGTAACGGTTAACACATCAGGTAACGTCGGTATTGGTACTACTAGTCCTGCTTCTACCCTACATGTCTATAATAATGCCGATGTATGGCATACAAGAATAGGCGGTGCTTCCGGTGAATTAAGGATTGGAGGACAGACAGCATCCGGTGCTGTAATTCAAGCATTAGAACCCGGCGGAGCTATAAGACAGCTATACTTACAAAGAGACGGGGGTAATGTCGGTATCGGTACTTCTAGTCCAACAGCAACCCTACAGATAAACGGAGGCGGTGGAGATACTGTACCAACTTTAAGATTAATATCAACCGCCTCAGATACATTTAACTGGGCTTCATCTACTCAACACGCTAACCTAACGGCAGGAGAAACTTCAATTCACTTAATAGGAAAAGCTAACAGTCAGTATAATCAGGCTTATTTTGGATATAGACACGTATCAGATGGATCTTCTAGTAACATGGTTACTATTGGAATGTATGCTTCTGATTATCTTCTAAATATTTTAGGTAATGGTAATGTAGGTATTGGAGTAACTAATCCTTCTTATAAATTACATGTTAACGGTAATGCATATATTAATGAAACATTATATGTAAACCAAGCAACTACAATTGAAGATACACTTACTGTAAAAACAGCAACCGGTGCCTATGATGTAGCTGTTATAGATTATAGTGGAGTTGCAGGTGGTAGAATTAAAATTTATACAGATGGAATTTTACGTTCTCAAATAGGGTCTTATTATGGGGACGATACATTCTTTAACGCAGGTTACGGAGGAAACGTAGGTATCGGTACTACTAGTCCAACACAAAAACTTTCAGTTCAAGGGAATACAGACCTTGGTAACTCTTATGGCAGCACTACCTCGTCAACGTACACTACTAGAGTAAGTGGTTATGCAATGAGGTATGATGCATCTAATCGCTATGGTAACTACGGAGTATTAATTTTAAACGCAGATAGTGGATGGACAGCTTCTGCTAGAAGGTTTATGATTACTAACGGTCTAAATGTTAATAAGTTTGCAATCATTAGATCCGTAGATTCAACAACTGACCCATCTTTTGGAGATGGCGGTGCTATCTCATCCGGGACTGCTGATTTTGTTATTGATAGTGCCGGTAACGTAGGTATTGGTATTACCACTCCAAATGAAAAACTTCACGTAGCAGGTAACATCAACGCATATGTAAACGGTGGAATAGATGCTGGCTTATTCGCAAGTACATCAGCTGGATCAACAACTATCGCTCTTCGATCTAATGGAATAACTCATTTTAACGGAGGGAGTGTAGGTATTGGCACCACTAGTCCAGCATCCTTACTACACATCTATTCAACCAGCGGATCACCCCAAGGTATTACAATCCAGGGAGGAGATGAATCCTTTGTTAAGTTCTTACAAGGTGGTGGAGGTGTTAAAAACTGGGGATTAATTACTACAAATTTAGCAGCAGGTGATTTTGGAATTTACCAAAGCACTTCAGTTGGCGGAGATCCATTTTCAGCAGGAACTGCAAAAATGTACTTTAATAACGATGGCAATGTAGGTATTGGTACTACTAGTCCAACCCAACTTCTTCACATAGTAGGAACTAATGCTGCCAACAATGGTTTAACATTACAAAATACTAATGCATCTGGAAATTCACAGGTTAGATTCTTAAATACGTCTGGAACAGAAAGAGCAGCCATTACTTATGTTAACGGTAGTGATGCAGTATACCACTATACAGCAGCAGGAGGAAACTTACTTAACCTCGTAGGCGGAAGCATCGGTATCGGTACTGTTGCTCCTGCATCAATACTACACATCTACGGGTCAGGAAATACATTTACTAGGTATACAAATACTACTTACGCAGGACATTATATTGACATCGGAGCAAATAGTGCCGGTGAAAGTTTTGTATATGGATACGGAGCTTACCCATTGTTATTCGGTACTAACGCTACTGAACGTATGCGTATTACCTCTGGTGGCAACGTAGGAATTGGTACGACAAGTTCAACTTATAGATTAGCAGTAGTAACGTCATCATCTAACGGTTTATATATTCAGACATCAAGTTCTACATTTGCTAACCCAAGCATAGCAATGCTTAATGGTTCAACAGATGCTACCATATCAGCTACATCTAATGGATTAGAAATTACAACATATAGTACACACGATATGTTGTTTAGAACAAATACCACTGAACGTATGCGTATCACTTCTGGTGGTAATGTAGGTATTGGTACGACTAGTCCAGCCTCTCAATTTCACCTACAGGGTAGTAATTTAATGGCTACTTTTAGAAACTCTAGTACATCTGCTAACCAATATACACAGTTAGAATTTATAGCAGGATCAAGAGATGCTTACATTTGGTTAGGAAACCAAAATACCACTAACTGGGCTGGAGACGGAGGATTAAACATCTATACCGGTACAGGTAACATGGACTTTTGGACTGCTGCAACACAGAGAATGCGCATCACGGCTGGTGGTAACGTAGGTATTGGTACGACTAGTCCTGCAACAAAGTTACATGTAGTAGGTGATCAAATTTTAGATGATGGAACAAACGGTAGATTAACATTTTCATTAGAAAGCGGAGAAAATAATGTATATTCAACCACGACTGGTTTTGGATCATATAAACCGTTAAGATTCACATCCTCAGAATACACCTATAGAATTGGTGGAACCGAAATAATGCGTATCACCAATTCAGGTAACGTAGGTATTGGTACTACTAGTCCAACTGCAAAACTAAACGTAATCGGCAATATTAGGGTTAGTGATGGTACAGACCAAGGATACGTATATTTTAGACAAGACCGTGATGATGTATACATAGGAGAAAACAGTGGGTATCAACTCACCATGGGTGCTCCAAGTGGAGTTATTATTGAAACCGATTCAAATACTAACGGTTTTAGTCTCTTCAATGTAACAAGACAGGCAGTCTCACAATTCTATATTGGGGATAATGGAAACGTCGGAATCAATGTAGCTACCCCGCAGGCAAAACTTCAAGTATCCGGTTCAAGCAACGTCCTAAACGTTAGAGGTTCCGGCTCGGCCGCCACCTCCTCAATATTCTCAGTAGATGGAAATAACGGAAGATTATTTGAAGTATCAGATGATCTTTCTAACTCTCTATTCTCAGTAAATACAATCGCCGGTCTGCCAGTAATAGAAGCATTCGCCGACTATACAGTAACCATGGGAACTTATGGAGCTTACACTCTCCAAGTAACCGGTTCAAGAGTCGGAGTTGGAACTTCATCTCCCGGATATCCATTACACGTTTCCGGTTCAGTATCAGGAATTTCAATTTATGCTACCAATGATATTGCAGCTTTCTCTGACCAGTCAGTTAAGACGGATTTACAAGTAATAGATAGTGCTATCGATAGGATCAAACAGATCAACGGTTACACTTACGTCCGGGTTGATGATTTGTCTAACACAAGGAGAGCCGGTGTGATAGCTCAAGAAGTACAAAAAGTATTACCGGAAGTAGTATCTGAAAATACTGACGGTACATTAAACGTTGCATATTCCAATATGATTGCGTTACTTATAGAAGGAATGAAGGAACAGCAAATTCAAATTGATAAACTTAGAGAAGATTTAGAAGATCTAAGATACGAACTATGACAGTCCCGACCACAAATGTAAAGTTCAGCGATATTTGGACAGAAGCTAATGGAGCTTACAGTTCCGGCATACTTAACTTAAATAGTATGAGTTTCTTCTCGTACTTCTCAGGTCCGAACGGTTCATCAACAGTACCGGATAATAACTGGGGACAAGGAGAAGGATCTGGAGCTAATAGAATCTACGGGACTTCTGCAAAAACTACCGGATTACGAGTAGGGGATTTTGATGGATTAACTTACTTCTATAATAATTCAACATTTCAGGTAACATTACAGGTAACAAACAACCTACCGGCACCGAATATCCCACCTGACCCACCAGATTTAAATGATGTTAACGTCAATATTGAATTGTGGGATTCTACTTTCACCTACCAGTATATGACCGGAGGAGGAATGGTACCCTCCAACGGAGGAACTTACGGACCATCTTCCACCAGTGCTACTGATGATCCAATCATCTTCAGAGGATATTGGAAAGTAAGTATTGCAGGTGCTAACCCAATGTTTGCCGGATGTAATGCAACCTTAGCTATAAATGGGAATAATAAATTTACAAGCCAGGCAGTGGCCGGAGGACCAGGAGGAACAACTTTTACTTCGTCAACTTACGGAACCGAGGATGTTGCAATCTACGGAGGATACACAGGACTATATTTTACAGTAACAGTTGCTTAATGAACCTATTTATAATATATAATTAAGTTATGGCATTAATATACTCACCTAATATTGTTAGAAGCGGGCTAGTCTTAGCGTTAGATGCAGCCGACAGTAATTCTTATCCTGGATCAGGTACTACCTGGTATGATATATCCAACAACGGGAAAAATGCAGTAATGTCTGCTACTAACCCTCCAGTATTTACAACCTTAAACGGCATAAAATGCTTTCAAGCTAGTGACTTAAGCAGTCAATATTTTTACGTTAGTAATTATACTTTTTCTACTACTGGAAGAACATACGAATTATGGATTAATCAAACAACAGTCTCTATAGGGTATCAAACATGGGCTGATGATAATCTAACTGAAAGGGTTTTATTTGGTCTTTATAATGATGGTTTTTACATATATCCCTCTTTATTACAGCCTGCCGCTATATCTGCAGGGCAATGGACTTATGTTGCTTATACTATAGCTGGAGATAACGGAACAACCGCTGTGGGTTATAAAAACGGAAATTCAATAACATCAGGGACATATGGCTATAACTTAGCAAGCGGTACAGGAACACTATACTTAATGGGTGATAACCA